TTTTGTAAGATTGAATTTATTTTTTGTTGTAGCTGACGTAGCTGTATTTGTTCCCCAGTTGTATTGTTGTTGCTGAAGGTTTTGTGCACTAGGTGTAAGTTGAGGACCAGTGGGATATCCAATCATGTTTTCTCCAACCTGGGCTTTTGTAATTTTCTTACCTTTCTTAGCACCAGCCATTTCTGCAAGTTGACTCATATCCATTCCACCACCTCCACCACTCTGAGCTGATTGAGCTGCAATTTGTTGAATAGCTTCCATTTTTGCACGGTCAGCAGCTGTCATACCTGTAAGTTGATAATCAAGCTCATCATACATACCACGAACATCAGCAGGCTGATACATACCAGAAGGAGCCTCGCTGGTCATGTACGTACCTATCTGAGCTTTCTTAAAAGCCTTACCATGTTTAGCCATAAATGCTTCTTCTGTAGGAAACTTCTTGTAGAATTCCTTTTCAGACTTAACACCAGCAATTTTGAGCATCTCTTTTTTCATGTTATTGGTATTTATCTAACCATCCACCCTTGGTTGGTTTGTTATAGTTTGTAAAGTTAAGCAATTGGTCTAGCTTCTTAATGGGTTGAGCATCAGCATTATTTACACTCACACCACCTTTAGCCATAGGATATTCTGTTACATACTCCCCATCGAATTCATAATCCTCCCCAGGTTCCATGTATTGTACATCTCCTGTGTCAGAGATACCAATCAATGGAACATCTACACCCTCCATAGTAATATCTGTGGATGGGATGATTACAGGGTTGCCCCAGTTGTCGGGGTTCCAATAACCCATAGAGTCTACAGCTATTTCCCCACCATCTTGGTAGTTACCTGTAGCACTTGCCCAGTTATCACCCTCTTGATAAGTAGCTCCTCTTACGCCTTGTGTAAAAGCTTTGAGAGCAGATTTAGTGGGGAAGTACATAGTCTTCTGCTCATTGTACTTTCCTGTAGGATAGGTGAAGGTGTATTTAGTTGGGGTGTCAGGATTGTATTCCTGCAGCTTTGGAAAGCTAGGAGCTCCTGGTGTAGGAAGATTATATCCCAAATCTCTTACATCTCTTGGTATGGGAATAGGTCTTTCTAGTTTAGGTTCTTTCTCATCAATATCACGAACAAATAAACCATGTCTACGAGGATCACCTTCAGGATAGTTATATGGAGGTTTTGCTTTTATATTCTTTGTATTGTATATTTTATCACTAGAGGGTTTTACATATTGTAGATTTTTCCTAACAGGAGGATGATATAGAGCTACAATATCATTATAAGGAGTGGTACCTAATCCTGTCCAATCCTCTACTTTAGTAGCATCAGTTATTGATTTAACTAAACCAGGAATTTCTGTATTTGTATTGTAAGCATTATCTCCAATAGCTATAACAGTCATAGGTTGCTGTTCCTTTCTTCCTTCACTATACCAATACTTTTTAGGTATAGCATCTTCTGAATATTTAGGAGCTATTCTTCTTCTTCCTAAATAGTCCCCCTCTATAAGATTAGTAAATGCAGCAACTAAACCTGAACCTTTTAATAAAGAGAAGCTATCAATATTTTTCTTTACAGCGCTTCTAGATTCAGCAAAATCTTTCTGTCCTTTTATATAGTTATTGACACTATCCTTCCAACGGTTGTAATCATTTATGTCCGTTGTAATATTTCTACCATTCTGACTAATAGTCTTAGGTTTGAAATCCAAACCTTCTTGGTAGTATTTCATCTCCTGTCCATTCTGTGCACTAGCCTTAGTCTTCTTAGCATAGGGACCGTTAGCAGGAGCAGCCCCAGCTGTACGTGCGTATGTGAATCCCACAGCACCAGGAAGACTACCGCCCATTGCAAATTGTGCTGTGGCAGATCCATAATCTTTTCCTTCTTGAGAACTAGCACCTCTTTGTTGTTCTACAAATGTTTTCCAGCTACTTCTATCAGGAAAGTAGATGGTTTTATCTTCAAGATATTTACCAGTAGGATAGGTAAAGCTGTATTTAGTAGGAGTGGACATATCCACTTTTGCCTGTTCAAATGTAGGTTGAGTTATTGCTGGTCTAGTGCTAGTGAGCTCAATGCTAGGAATATCTATAGATTCAAGAGTTGGTCTTTCAAGTGTGCGTTTCTTATATATTACTGGTTGTACTGGTTTTTTAAATCTATGTGAATAGTGTGTTGCATTTTTTTGTCCTAGATACAAAGTACCATCTATATAACGGTCTTTTGAATCTTCTATAAATGAATACTCAGATATTGGTTGTATTTCATCCTTTTTATAAGCAGTCTCTTGTTTAGAGGAAAGATAAGAATCTACATCATTAATTGTTCCTACTCTAGGTGTCATCCTAAAGTTCTCATAAGGATATTCTGAAGTTATCTTACCAGTACCTTTGAGTTCCTTATAGATTTCATCATAAGCTTTATATAAGCTCAAGCTGTCGTTATAAGCTCTAAGTCTTGGATCTTGAAGATCTGATGTATATATAGGTTGTCTAGTTCCTGTTTGAGCCATAGGAACAGTCTGATCAGCACCAGCCATAGGAGGCATTAAGTTACCACCATTCTGAAACTGTCCACCCCATGCAGGACTATAATTACGTCCTTTAATGTTATATCCTTGTCCTACAAATCCTGGAGGTAGAGTCACCTCAGGATAGTTAGCGTTAGGTTTCTTTCCGTAGTTATCGTGAGTCTTTTGCTTCAGTACCAGTCCCCCTTGCTCATACTTATCTAGCCAGCCACCATCTTTCATTGTGTTATCCTTTCCACAGATATGGCATACATTCATGTCTTTCTTGCTAGAATCTGATTTATTCCAGGAATGTCCACATGTGCATGTAATCTTATTAGCCATTTTACTTATAAGAAATTTGAGCAGGTGTAATAATGAATTGGGAAACTAAGTGTGCGGTGGAACTATTATCTAGGATGTGTCTCACCTTCAGGTCTTTAGCTCTTAGAGGCTCTTTCTTGAAAGAACGCTTGCCATAGTCCATATTAGCCTGGTTTACCACCTTATCCAAAGATAAGGACTCACATGTACGTACGAAAAGAGGTTCCTGTTTATACTTAACCAATGACCAGAACGTGTTGTACTGGTAGAAGTTATCACTCTTGGTGAATGTAATTGTCTTACTATCAGTGTTATATATAGGATACTTCAAGTAGTCCTTCAGGTTGTTGATTGGTTTAGGAACCAACTCTAGGATACCAGTGGACTGCTGACCATTATATAACACAGCCTTATTGAACCAAGCGTTGTCAGTTTCTATCTTGCGGTTGTCATCAGATATACCATCTGGATCAGGGAAGTATCTATATGCCTTGGTGTAATCCTGTACACTCTGAAGAATCTCATCCTGATACTGGTAGGCAAATGGATACTCGATGATGTAAGGTTCGATGTTTCCGTAGAAGTAGTTATACACCACTGGATTCTTCAAGTGTCTCCAGATACAAGCACTGTACAACTGTTTAAAAGTGAGTGTCACCTGTTCATTAGGTGTCACCTCAGAGATGGGGAAGTTGATAGACTTTTTACAACTACCCGTGGAAGTGATGATAATAACAGTGGCATTACTGTCAACGCTATAAGTGACACCATCAATTAGCTCACTCTTAGGCACACCCGTAGCTATTACATTTCCAAGATTGTCAGAAATGTTAAAAGGTCCACTCCTGGGAGAGGCTTTCACTAGCTTTATGAATACAATCTGAGGCATTTTATAAAGGTGGTAGGGTTGTTGTTGTTGTAGTTGTTACTGGTGGTTCTGTTGTTGTAGTGGTGGTAGTACATACTATACAATCCTGACCACTTGTACAAGATATGCCACATAAGGTGATAATCACTCCTGGGTCAGAATAAGGCACCGCTTTAGTGCTAAAGCATAGGTTTTCAATAGATTCTGGTTCTATAGAAGTGTAAGAAATTTGTGCACTTCCACATTTATATCCAGCTACATAACGAATAGAATCTGTTGTGTTATAAACAACATAACACTCACAAGGATAGGCAGTAGTGGTAGTAGTTGTTGTGCTAGTGCTAGTAGTAGTAGTTGTGATAATTTCACAAGCTACACCCTCTAAATCACAGCCTGTATAAGCTGTTGTTGTAGTGGAGGTTGTAGATGTGGAAGTTGTTGTAGTGCTACTGGTGGTAGTGGTTGTAGTGTTTGGAACAAGATTACCCACAACAGCTTCAAAATCTGAACAGCAATCATTGAGTCCTGAGTAGAAGAAATTGTTCTCACCAATGTACCAGTTAGGGATATAGCTATGGAAGCTTATCCAACTCTTAGTGTTGAAGTTAAAAGATACTGTCCAGCTCTTGTTACAGAAATATTCTGTATCTGTCAGGAACACTTCTGTTTTAATTAGTTTCTCTTCACCACAGCATTCTACAGGCTTTTCTAAGTAGAACTTCTTATCTGCATCATCATATATGATATTATCCACCTTTGGAATATAGTCAAGTTTGGTTATCAGGATGCGATCATATTTACTGTCATACACCCCATGTAGACCAACACCAGTGAAATGATTGTCCACATCCAGGTTGGGGAAATAACGTAGGATTTCAAAGGCCAGATGGTCTGTAAAGAACCTGTTCATTCCTGATCCAAATCCTGATAAATCAACCGCTTGTGTACCACTGATAAGAAATACCTGACCACGTTTAGCATCTATAGTCACTTGTCCTTGCGGTATCTTCAGGAGCATCTTGTTCTGGGTTCCTACATATCCCAAATCAGTTTCTGCAAAATCAATTGGGGGAGCTCCTCTGAACAGTGAAGGATTACCAACATATGCTGCCTGAGGGTTGCTAGTATCAATAGTTAACAAGTTGTTGTACATCAACGTCTTGTTCTCAAATCTAGCCAAAATAGCTCTGTTCTGAATTCCATCTAAAGAGATGAGATCTCCAAAGTTTTGAGGGAAGTCAAAGTAAGATATTGCTCTGTAAACCAACCAGTTATTTACTCTGTTATCAGCATCTATATTTTGAGGATCTGAGTAGATGGTTCTGAAAGGATACTGTGTATAACATATTGCCTTCCAGTCAAATGGTAGATGAGTGAATGTGTTTTCTCTGTTTTGCTTAGAGAATGTTACATTATAATAGTAGGTGTTGTCCTGAGCAATAGGAACAAAGCTTTCTTGCACCCAATCATCAGGAATACTTGTACTTACATGAGGCCAGAAGTCTCCTTCTCTATTGTTAAAAGCTTGACGTAAATCAACGTTGTAAGAACTCTCACAATAGAAATAAGGGATTCCATAAGCAAACTGGTACATCTTACCATCGTAGTATGTTCTACCAGCACTTGTTATAGGAGTTTGACTATTAGGACAGTCAAGATTATTAGCCTTAATAGAGAAGAAGTTTGTCAATACAGCTGTCTCAATTGACGCATCTACAAGGATGGAACGTGCTGAGTGCCAGTATTCTGGATAAGCCACGTTACCTATCTCATCATAGAATATGTCACTATCATCAGGAGCATTCACACGGTTGTCAATAAAGAAAGGCAGTTTGGTCTTGAAGGCAAACTTGTTAATGAATGTATCACCACCAAAGAATGTAGCTGTAGCAGTTGTTGCAGGAGTGATGTCTTTTTGAAATCCTGTGTCCACTGTATCATAAGAATAAATCTGTCCGTATTGATTAACAAATATATTCTTGAGAGATCCATAATAAGAGATAACACTTATATATTCATCTTTAGCAGGAACAGAACAATTGTCTAGATTTCCATCAACACCTGCATCACTAAGTGTCATTCTAGACCTATCATTTACAGTGCCTGATATAGTGGGGGTTTGATTAGGGAATGGAAGAGGATCTCTAGCAAAGCCAAGAGATGATTCTTTAGTTTTTAAATATACAGAACTCTCTCTATTCCAGTTGTTTATATCCTTATTATCATTAACACCTTGTACACCAGGAATCAGGTATTGCTTGAGATCAAGTTCACGTTGCTTAACTCCTATTCCGTTAGCAATTGAATTACTATAGTCGTAGCTAGCAATTGAGTTGTAGGAATATGAATAGTTTTGTCTAGTGATACCGTTTACATATATTGTTAGATAGGCTTGATAGGCAGCAAATAGAGCAGTGGCATTGTATGCACCAGTGGTAATTACTGCTATTTGGTTAGCGCTATTTAATGCATCATTTTGAGCCTCAAGACTTACCAGTCTGTACATTGCATTATCTCTCACTTGTGTAAAGTGAGCCCTACCAGCACCAAATATTACGTTCTCTAGCTTTAGCACACCACCTAAGAATGGTTGCCCAAAGGATGTTTCAGGAGAGTTGAATACATGTCTATATTTAGATCCTTCATCTTTAAATCCATCAAGTTGACCTGGAGCACAGAAATCATATCCAACTTTGTCTGTTAGTTCAATACTATAACCACCATCACCACTTTTGTAGGTGGGAGGGTTAAGAGATGGTATGATTCTAACACCACCAAATAAAGATCCATCTACAAACCACTGTCTTTGTTTAAGGGCAGACATCGTTCCATTAGGGTTGCAACATCCATTAGTTGGATTGAGAGCACAATATTCTGCCCAATCAGTATATCCTACAGGAGTAGGCAGTAAGCTTCCAGTAGCAGCATCTATTCCACAAGTACCAATAGGAGGATAGAAGTTAAATGTTGCACTATCAGAAGCTGCCACCGTAATCTTATACCAACTATATGTATTAGATATAATTGACCCCTTTGCTCCTTGATCAAGTGTAGGGGATGGAAAATCTAGTGCACACAGATTAAATGACTCGTTCACAGGAAAATCACCACTTGCACCAATTGTTTTTGTAACACTTTCTCCTGAATAACAATCAATATAGTTTATGGTACCAGGTTCTGTTGCATATACAGTGAACTGTCTACACACAGAGGATGTACTTCTAGATGCAAGAGGAACTGTGTAAGCATTACTGTTCTCTAACAAGAATGGATCTTGTCTAAGATCGTTGTAAGGATAGTTAGGGAAATAGTATTCTTGACCCTCACGCTCATATTTACCCACATTTCTGAGGATACCCTTAGCCACGATGGACTTATTCGTGCTTCTATCACCACGTATAATCTTAAAGCCAGCTATCTGGTTTTTCTGTTCAGTGGTGAGACCAGACGCCTGAATAAGAGAACTTACTTGTTGAACATCTATTCTTACACCCATTGGGAATATTGCATCCCTTTGGATAGCCATAGAGTTTTGGCCTGTGAAGATGGCAGACTCAAATATAGGACTCACTAGAACATCTGGGAACTTATGGTGTCTAATGGGTTGACCAGCCAAATCTCCCCACAACTCATCGTTGCAAGGATAGTCTTCTGTAGACTCCCAATAGCTAAACTCACCATATTGATAAGGTCCTTTGTAATCTGTTGCTGAAGAATAGCCAGGAGAGAATCCTGTAACTGTAGCTGTGTTATATATCTTCCAATAGGGACTAGTTCCTGTTAAAGGATCTGGATCACCTATAAAGTCATCATTTGTTGGAGAAACAGGAGATAGGTCTAAAATGTTTGCAAGTCTACTAGGAATATGAAATCCATCAGTTTGCTTACCGTTGTTAAGCAGAAACACTATCTCAAAGGCATACACCTCATCCCTCAGATACCCTCTAAGGTTAGTGGCATTGAATGCATCAGCATATGTTTCTGTATTAGGAATACGATAAGTTTCCCATAGAAGATTAATACCATTAGCTATCTTCTGGTAGTTAATTCTCTCTACAGATGTAAGTTGGTCCCAAACTAATATGTCACGTACAGCTGTTACATCCTGAGCAATCTCATAATATGGAAACTTCTCAAGTATATCATTGATTGTCAGACGGATGTTAGTTTTGTTCTGACCTGTATAGGTAATCACCTGACTTAGACCATCAATGAAATAAGTGCCTATCAACTCTACAGAGGTGATAGCGTTTACAGTTTTAATAACTGCTACATTAAAATAATCATATAGTCCTGTATTATCTAAGTTGCTGACAGTGAGCTCAATAGATCTACCCACCTGATAATTAAAATTAGCAGTGGTGATACTTGGATCAGCAATAGGAGTGGGATTGGTAACAGAGTAGTAGGAAGTGAAAGGATTTCCAGCAGGATCGGAATACTGAATAGCAAACTGATATGTACCTGCTTGAAGATCTCCTCCTGTGGTGATTCTAGTGACATCCAACTGAGGAATAATAAAATCAGGTTGAACGTTCAGTCCATTACAATCTATCTGATCACTGTACACAGGATCGCACGCAGGGGTGCCTCCTATAAGAATATAGGGTAGATTTTCTGGGTTGAGATCAATATATCTACGGGGATTAAGACCATCTGTCCAATACACCTCTGTTGTGCATTCTGTGATTCTGTGAACAGCCTTATGAATTGGATAGTTAATGTTGAAGTTGAGACAAGCGGGATTTACATAGGTGTGATAGATACAATCATTATTATCCATATACCCTATCTCAGAAGCACCTGTTTCTGGGTTGGTGATAAAGAATACATGTTTGCTTCTCTCTTGGATGAAGTGTGTACCTATTAATACAAAGCCAGAAGGGAATGTAACGCAAAGTTCATTCCCTGGCTCATTCTGATAGTTAACAGAATTAGCATCAAAGTTTTCTACAGCAGCATTCAGCGCATACGTTAGCTTACCCTTAGGAATCTGGTTGAGGGTCTGATCGAGGTTTAAGCCAGTGGTAGCGTTGTTAAACTCCTGTCTAATATTGCCTTGTTCTTGCTCAGCCATTAGTATTAGTTATTGCGTCTCCAACCATATCTATTGCTACGGTTGGGTAGTTCGTACATGTTAAATCTGTTCAGGTCATTCTTAATCCTACGCTGCTTAGCCCAAGGATCTTGTTTCTTGATTTCAATATCAGCCATGATGAACGCTTCTTCTGAAAGTTGCTTGTAATATGCAAGCTTCTGTTGGAGCTGATTAAAGGTTTCATCATTGGTCTGGTTAGTGAGGGTTTCCATCATTTTAAACTTGATGAATGCCTCAATATATTCCCTGATACGAAAGTTGTTGGGAATCATTTGATTTCCAATAGCATCGTATTCTGTAGCATAGAAAATCAGATGCACAATACCATTACGGAAGTTAGTGACAAACTTATTGTCTCTAACGTCAAATGAGTCATACCCAGCAGAACCAGGTGTGAACTCACGTAGAGGAGGAGCTTCTGAATAGAACTCCCAATTGCTAGTGTATTCCACTCCACAGTTTCTTTGAGCCGAGATGTTACCAGGTTTAAGTAGGTATTGTCTTTGATAAAGAACAGGAGCTTGATTGTTTGTTTTGTAGACAGTCTGGATTATTTCAGGCATACAAGATCCATCACATCCCACATTTCCACAACAAGGGCTAGGGATAGAGCAATCTGTAACAATAGGGCTCACCTGAATAGTAGTGGCTGTAGCAGCCTGAGAATAGAATGAGTTTGCTTGTTGATAAGGATAACCATTTACAGCTGTACAAAGCCATGCCTCACGAACAGCATAAAAGTTGTCTGGGAGTCTAGCTTCGTAGTCACAGATGTTTAACACTTGCTCCTGAATCACAAACGTAGCTCTGCCTAGTTTGAGTAGACATTTCTCTAGGTATGTAGGAAACATAAGATCGTCAATAGCCCCTGTATCGAAGTAGCTTTTAAACTCTTCCTTTACAGTGGAATAGACAATCTCAGGGGAGATGAAGTTATATTTGTAATAGTATGACATCTAGTTTACTTTTTCCATTCGTGATAAATATGTTGATACCTATCGTTGGTTTTGATATAGTGAGATAACAATCTGGATGTTGTTCTGGAGGGTTTGAAATACCACAGTTTTGAATGTTTAAACCTTGCTGTATCCTTGAACCAAACCCATCCAAAGAAATAACCCTCTGTGTGAAAGTTGAAATTATATATACGCTTACCTTTCTCTTTTGTCTTCTTCCAGTCTATAGGCAGGTTGATAAACTCTTTCCCATCCACTCCCTTCATCTTCCTACGCTTCTTCTTGTTTATTGAAAACTCACCAAACCCAAATGGAAGCTTTGCTCTTTCTCCTGTCTCTAGAATGTACTCTTTGAAAGCATCACTAAAACCATAGACAATATTTCTCCATTCATCAAATGTTAATTTGACGGAGGGGTTTTTCTTACAGAAATTGTTGTAGTTATCTTTACTGGCGCTTCTCCAGTCTATTTTAACTCGCATTATCTAGTGTTTGGAACATTAGGTGCTTGACCATCAACTCCATCACTTGTAATGTCTGTCTTTAATCTAAAGTAGGTGGATAGTAACTTCTGGGAAGTTAGCTCTAACACTTGCTTTTCTAGGTAGCCAGGAACAGGAGACTCTTTATCAAGAGGATTCTTGCAAAGTTCTTCTGTTGTATATTCTGGGGTACCACAGCCACATTCTGGAAACATAATGGAATTTGGAACATCCTCCTCGAACAAAGCAACAAGTCTGATGGCTTTCAGAAGGGGGTTATTCACATAGAGATATCCATTAGCAATCCAGTAGTATTCTTCCTTCTTAATGATAGGAAGCTTAAGCAAGTTGATATATCTATTGATGGTTATTTCTTTTAGTTTCTTTCCTTGTCCACTTAATGCATTAATAGAGTAGACACCCTGGATAACGTATTGATAATTACCCTCTGTAATGCGTGGCAACTTAAATTTGGTTCTTGCCACCGTGCAAGGATCTACATAATCACAACATTCAGAAATAGGAACTTCCACCATCTCTAGACAAGGGATGGTGGTGAACACTGTATCAGTGGCCCACAACTTCCTTAGATTAGTCTCACGTTTAATCAAAAGGAAGGCATTATTCTTAATCTCGGACATAACAGCTCTATCCGTGATCAAGTTGTCTGTAGACAGCAACTTGTGCATAGAGCGTACATCCGAAACTAATTTCCTAAAAGTAGACATTATAAGTACTGTTTGAATATGTTTGTTATTCCATAATCGAAGTCTATGAGAAATCCAGTCACCTCACCTTTTGTAATAGTGTACCCATTTTTATCATCCCAAGAGCTTTTAGCTGTTGAGAATGCAGGGAGCTGGAAGAACTTAATTCCATTAAAATCCAGGCTCACTTCGTGATGTTTGTCTCCTGTGAAGATGTAGAAGTTCTCATGGTTAGACCATGCTTCTTTATACTCCATAGGAAACAGACCAGCTAGTTTGGCAGGTTTCAAAGCATCCCCATGATTGAACATCATGGCAGAGCTTCCGTAGCTAACATACTTTCTATATCTTGGAGAGATGTCAAAAGAGACACGCTCTTCATTTCTAAAGTAGGTCTGTAACCAGCTAGCTAAGTGCCATCCTACAAACTCATCGTGATTACCAGCTACAAATATCACCTCTATATCAGAGCTTTTTTGAAGAAGCAGATTTATTACATTTATCTCATGATCACAAATCCTTTGGAAAGCACTGTGATAGGACAGAATGTTTTGTTGAGGTGTACCCTTTGTAGTTGTGTTAGTGAACTCACTATTAAATTCGTCTGACCCAATTATGTATTTAATATCTGTAATATTGTTAGAAAGAGCAGCTTGATTAAGAATTGTTTCTACCTTTTCAATGTAAATAGCAAATCTTTCATTAATATCATTGTTTCCTTCTATATCTAGTTTGTTCAGATGGGAGTCTTGTTTGTTAATTACCAAACAAGCATCTTCTTTAGATGACTCAAACTTAGGAGCCATTATCTCGGGAGATACTGGTTGGTAGGCCTCTAAAAAAGAAATGAACGAGTCTTGGAAAACTTGTTCATTGTTTTTCTTACCTAACCAAGCCTTCACTTGATAGTGAGGGGTTTCAGCATTGCCCCAGTAGTTTTGAACATATTTAGTTATCTCCCACTTGTCCGTATCAATCTTGCACTTTTCAATCAGCTCATCTAAACTTTTGATTTCTTCTTTACTATTGAAAACCACCTCACCAGTTCCTTTCTGTACATCCTCAAAAAACCTCACAATTTGGTCTTCTAGTTCTCCAATGTAGTTCCCAACCTCTGCATCATTTTCTGCAGTTTCTGAATTTCTTAACTCTCGTATCAACGCATCCACCTCATCCTCTGTAATGTTTAGTTTCTCTGCGTAGAACTTTTTGCTCTTTTTCCAGTGTAGCATCTGCTCCATCTGGTGCAGAAGGGATTGATTTTCAGGCATTTACGATTTAGTTTAGTTAAAATTGCCATAAAGGTAGAAAACTTTTTGATATTTTCCAAATTATTTTAAGCACTTAGGTTAGTGTGGATAACTAAGTTGGTTATAAATAAAAACTCCCCAGGGTAGAGACCCCAGGGAGAATACCCTGAAAACCAACAAACAGGGTTTTTGATTATTTAAAGACCGCAAGGTCCTGTAGGTGTTATACTTCCACTTCCTCCAGTTTGAACAACTGTTCCAGTTTCTGCACATATTGATATGCCACCTGAACCTACAGTTTGTGTTAAGAATTCACCTGAGCATGCAAACCACTCTATACTAATAGATGGACTACCCACCACATCATATTGTGTACAGTCTAAAGGAGCTTCTGTAGTGGTGGTGGTAGTTGTAGGTGGTGGCTCTGTAGTGGTTGTTGTAGTTGTTGTTGGAGGTACTTCTGTAGTGGTGCTTGTTGTAGTAGATGTACTAGTAGACGTACTAGTTGATGTACTTGTAGTGGTTGTAGAAGAAGTTGATGTTGTGGTGGTACACTCTCCACTTATTGTAATATCTATGTAATTGGTGCAAAGTGCACTATTAGACATCACCCTAATAATAGTGGTTCCATTAGGAACCAGAGATGTTGTGTATCCAGATAAAAGAGCCGCTTTACTCACACCAGTCTCGAAAGCTGATACAAACCCATCAACATCTGAGTAGAGATTGAATGGGCCTGTATCAGTTCCAGCTGTTGTTAATGTTATTGTTACAGTCACAAATCAGTTGTTTAGACAGTGGTTGTAGTGGTAGTTGTTGTAGGACAGTTTCCTAATGTTTCTAATGTAACACCAGGTAATGGTGGAACTACAACAGATCCTGTACAAGCACAGACGTAAATAGTACCAAACGCACCAACCACAGCAGTTGTATAAATACCACCACAAGAATAGTAAATAATCTCTGCAGGAGTAATTGTACTGTTGTTTACAGAGTAAAACTCACAAGAAGGACATGCTATTGTAGTTGTAGTGGTTGTTGTAGAGCTAGTGCTTGTGGTAGTTGTAGTAGTTGTTAAACTATTCACCAGTGTTTGAAGAGCTGTAATTTGACTCTGCAAATCACACACCTCAGCATCTATTTTTTGTAGAGATACAGTGACTGTATCACATGTATGAATTCCTGTACAAGGCAGGTTAGGACCACTATAGCACACATTATCTGTTGGTGTACATGGAACATTACAGGGATCTACAGGAGCGTAGTTAGGTTGATTGCAACAAGACATTATATAATTATTTTAAACTATTAAGGAATATACATGATATAGTAACATCCAAGACCAGGCTGGAAGTTCGGGTGACCTAATCCTCCTCCTGCAGAACCAACACTGACTGCCACAGAAACTCCTGTAACTGCTGTGTTTGTGGTGGTTGACGAACTTTTTGTACCATCTTGATCCATGTAATCAGCAACCGCTCCTGGCTCATCTGGATCAGAAAATCCAGGTGCATACGCAAGAGTGTGTGTATGTCCAGGGTCAGTTACAGTGGCTGTAGCTGAGTGAGAGTGAGCAGCAATCTGAGCAGGGGTAAGTACAATAGAGTTGGCTCCTTGTGTTCCTAGTAATGTATAAGAAGGATTTCCAGCAACCGCAGGATCAACAGCAGGATTGAGGGGTCCTCCACCCATGCCTGTTGTAGTACCTACAGGTACACGCCCTCTTTTATCAGGAGTTCCGTTGTTACCATTACAGAGGTAGATTTTATCAAAAGCACCAATACCTGCACCAGATACATCGAAATTACCAGTCAGTGAACCATAGTATTCAACAACAGTGAAAGGCACCATTCTATCCTTGTATGAAGTAGTAGGAGAAGGTGGTGTACAAGCTGCCACTAGAGCGCACAGTTCTGATTTCTTTACATAGTTAGTTTCAACATCTATTACAAAAGCATCAAAGTCAGCAATGTGTGCACAGAGCTTTGTAATTACTGCCTGAAGGATGGCATGAGTTCCAGAAGTGGAAGTTACACCATCTAGACATCCTACAGTGTAGGGTCCTTC